TTACTAAAGCTTCTTTTGTGAAGTCTTTTACCAATGGTTTTGAAAGTTTAGCTACCGCTAAAAGTTCGTTATTATTATTGTACATTCCTACAGTTGTGATATAGGTCTGAGGACTGTTTATAAAGTTAGAGTAGATCATTTCTCCAGAAGATCCAGAAATAAATGATGGATTGGTAGAGTAGTTATATCCAGCGTTAGGAATTCTTACGAATACGTAGTCTGAAGATATAGTCTCTTGGGAGTTTAATTGAAAATTTCCGCTTGCTGATATTGCTTGAAATATCGTTTGTAAGTTAGCTATGTTTGTAGCGGCAGTTGCGGTAGCGGTCATTGTTATTCCTAATCCTCCTCCAGCAACTGGACAAGCTAGTGCTTTAGGATTTAGAACAATCAATCCAACATCTGGAAGGAATAATCCATAACTACCAGAAGGAGTATATCCTTTAGCTGGGGCTCCTGTTAATAAAGGACTGTTAGCCGCTGTACCGTTAGATCCAGATACTATATTATAAACTCTTCCAGCATCTACGTAAGTTACTGTGCTAACATCATTAGAATTATTAGTAAGAATCAAGCTGTCTGATCCTACTTTTAATCCTAGATTAAATGTTCCAAGAAATAAACTCTCTTTATATCTATTCCTATCTACTTGAATCGCAATTAAGTCTATAGAACTAGTATTTCCTGTTCCAAAATTAAAATTAGTTTCTGCGTCTCCGAATATAATATTTCTAAACTGTCCAAAGTTAATCCTTGTTGGACTTACTCCTGGAATAAGAGAGTTTAATGGTGCTGATCCTGATCCAACAATATTACCGTATGCTATAGAAAATTGAATAGCCGAGTTCGTAAGTCCTACGCTATCGTTATATACATCTAAGTAATAAGTCTTATCTGCTGCTGAAGAAGTGAAAAAGGTAGCGAGCGTTGGAACATTTGTACTCCAAGCTGGCGCTGTTACTGAGTCTGATGATACTACTAGATCTGTTGGGGCTATTGCTGTAAATGACATCTTTAGTTAATATTATTGGTTAACTTTTACTATTTGAACTGGTACCGAAATCCTTGCTCCTGAGTCGCGACCTACAACTACTAATGTTGTGTATAGACTTGTGTTAGTACCAAACAATGTGTTAACCGTGGTAGCTGTGATATTGATAGTTGTACCAATAACAGTTTTACTAACGTTAGTTCCGATTGTTGTAGTAGAGTTTAAAGAAGTTGCTTCAGGCGTGTTTATTCCTACTCCATTAAAAGTAGCAGTAGTTCTTACGTCAGCGATTGTAGCAACGTATCCAGAAGCTTCAAAAGTAGAAGTGGCTCCAAGATAGTTTAAAGTTTGAGGAGTAATCGATAGAGAAGATCCTTGTTTAAGAACAATGTTGGAGTATCCAACGCTGAGTACAGGAATCTTAGCTGTTCCCCTTGGAAGAGTAATAAGCTTATATTTCATAATCTCTTGATCGTTAGGATAAGCTTGAATTATTGGCATAGCTTCGATAGCTTCGCCATAAAATGCAGATCCAGAAGGATGATTGGGATTATAAAGCGTGTAATCGATTTCGTCGTCTGACAAAGAGAATTGGGTTATTTGAAAAGAACCGTCGTTTCTTGAAAGAAGCTCTCTACCTTTCTTGGTTAGGATAGCGTCTACAACTACAGATGTGCTACTTAAATATGACATGAGTTAAAAATTGCGTTGTTTATAAATAAATATCTTTGTTTTGACTTTTTAATCTTTATAGTTGATTATGGACTAGGAGGTAGAAGATTTTGTGCTCTTAGTGCTTTTATTGTGTTACCTGCGTTTTCTTTTACTGTTGGATCTATGTATTGAGGAAATAATAATCCTTCTTCAACAATTGTAGAATCCTTAGGATTATATCTCATGATCACGTTAGTTTCATCAGGAACATGTTTCCATACAATGTATCTACAGGCTTTGTATGGAGAACCAGTAATACTTTCTGTAGGAATCAGTGAAGAAGACTCAAATAAGGCTAAGTTGATAGATCTATCTGTTTCAACAAGCAATCTAGATCCAGTAACGCCAGATCCAGTTACTGATACACTCTTAACTATATACTCAAATCTCTCGTCCCAACCTAATCTAGAAGCAGAATCGTAAAAAGATATTCTATCTCCTGTATTTAACGTAAATGGAAGAATGACTCTATCTAAAAGAGATGCAGTCCATGCTAAATCTGAAGTGGAATCAAAAGTTATTCCGTTTCTGTTGTAATAATAGGCTAATTCGCTATTAAATATTACTTGATTAGACTGTGATAGGTAATAAACGCATGCTTCTGAACTTGAAACAGTTGATGTGTAATAAGTAGCAGTAGATGAAACCACGCCTCCTCCACCTCCAGAGGTAGATAAGCCAGCTATGTAAGTAAAACTACACACACCTTGTCCAGTAGGCCAATGCGCTGAATCTACTCCATCACTATCTCCGCTTCCTGCTTCACTAGTAGTTGGTCCTATGTATGCTATAGCGATGTAACCCGTACTAGCGCCTGATGATATGAATCCTGCCACTTCTCTTGAATCTCCGCACGTACCGTCTGCATTTAAATCGGTATTTATAGTCACGAATATTTTTTGAGGAACATTACCCAGTAAAGAAGTGACCTTTGCGTATATGGTAAATACGCTAGTTCCAGGAGTTCCAGGATCTATTTGATTTTCGTATACATACCAAGACGTAGTATAATTTTCAGAATCAACATACGGTCCAGAACCTCCTATACCACCGGAAGTTACTTCAAATGTTTGTGTTATAGGAGAATCTAATGTGTAAGATTGACCTGTAGAAGATCCACTTATATTATGTAATATTGGAAGATACCTGTATCCGCCTTCAAATATTTTAAGAGTTGGATTGTTTACTAATAGCTGAGAATACGCATTTTTTTCATCGTACTTAAACAAAGATACGTCTACGTTTTCTCCAGATTTGTATACGTTTTGAACATCAAATATGTTAGTATTAACTTTTGTTAGATCTAATACGTTTTGATTGTTGTCAATAAGATATTTTATCTGCGCATTCGATCTTCCTGGAAAATATAAAGACGAAGAGTATATGTCTACTAGATATGCGTATTGATATTTTATTTTATCAATAGCCGCAGTTTTACCGTATGAAGTATCACCAGCGGTGTAAGTATTGTATGTGTGGCTAGTAGTACTAGATCCATAATATCTAGGATCTGTAAAGTGTCTTGTAGCGTAGTTGTAATCTTGAACATACGCATAAGGACTGTTTGGATTAGTGTATGTGTTATAGTTATTATCTATTGAATTACTTATAGATTGAGTAACTATTCCAAAGTTGGTTGGTACTAATTGATTAAAATTATAATCAAGATCAAAAAATCTTTTGGATCTAACTGATTGAATAACATTTTGGAATGTCGCGCTTGGTGTAACAGACACTAATCCTACTGATGCGTTATTAGAGTTCTCTGCTTGACTGCGTGCGTCTCCATTAGTTACTACTATCTCTGTTCCTCCGAACTCGCCTGTGAGCTTCTCTACGTTCTGAGAGCTACTAACCGCTACGTTTCCTAGTATAGAAGTTTGTATGTAATTCCAATTAGTGTTAGACCCAGAGAATATATTTCCTGGCTCGGCACTAAGTGTGAGCATGTCTATCGATTGAGAAGCTTGTTCAAAGGTTGCGGTAGGTTCGTGTCTAGCGTACTTATTTCTTTCGAGTATGTGACTCTTGACTATGATACCAGTAGATAAGTTTGCTCTAGCTGGGACGAAGTCTTTAATAGTTTTAAAAAGAGAGTTATTGAAGTACTTAATTAGTCTTATGTACTCCCATACACTGTGAGGTTGAGTATAAGAAGAAAAGTATGCATTGCTTGCGCTAACCAGTGGAGTATATGATGCTGAGTACTGATCAGTTGGGTTTCCTATCAGTTGATCTATATCAAAGTAGCCTAGAGACGAAGTGATATTTCTGTTTAGAGTATCAGCTATAGAAAATCCTACTTCTATATTTGTGGAGTTTCTTCTTAAATTATTGTCGTAGTACTGTAGAGTTGAGTAAGGAGAAAGTAAACTAGAAGATATTTGAAGGCTAGAAGTAGATACAGTAACTTTGTTATTGTTAATAGAATCTACACCGTCCACTAAACTTCTATTGTATCCGCCGAACTCGTTTACTGTGAGTATGCTGTCTGGAATACCGTAGATGGATATTAATGCTTTTATTGATCTTTGTGTTCCTCTTGACTTTAGTAAGTAAGGTAAGTTGTGATAGATCCTTTTGTATACCTCTTGCTGTAATACTTTAGATCCTTGTGTAATTAAGCTAGATGTAACGTACGTGTTTATCTTTTCTGATCCTGTTGGAGGAAGCAATGATCCATCGTAGTTGTATCCAAACAAATCGTAATAGACGTTATCAGAAACGTTTGTATTTGTGTACAGCTCCATTCCCATGCCCTTAAGAGCATCAGATACCATATCTATAGAGATACCCGTACTTGGATCGTTAGTTGCATTAAACCTATTGGTAACGTCTTTATAGTAAACCCAGATGTTGTCAAAGTGTTGTCCCATCATGTCAATAAACGTGACATACGATTGGTTGTTTGAGTCATCGTAAATATACTGAGGAATAGTTCCTCTTAGTATGTCTTTGTTAGTATCGTCGTAATAAGATGCTGAATACAATATAGATACCGCTCCTACAGCTGGAAGCGTAGTTTCGCTACCTAACCAATTTAGTAAAGCTGAAGAAGTTACCGAAGCATTTTGATATGGCTTTACAGAATTTGTTTTTGGCCAAGCAAAGGACTCAGACGAATAGTACAAATAGTATTCGTAGATATCGAAGTTCTCTATTATGTTTGATACAGAAGTCTGTAAAGTAGTTATTGTGTTTGACTTAACCGTAGCGTTACCGACTATAGCTGATTGACTGGTGATCTGATTGTTATAGTTCTCAATCAAAGTCATCTTATAGGCAAAATTATTCACCCTCTCAGTTGCGCTAGAGAAATGAACAAAGTTGCTAAAATCTGTGTAATCTAAATTTATGCTTATTGCCTTATCTTGATAGTAACTAGCTAATTGTCTAAATGACGAAGTTACTGGACTAGACAATAAAGAAGCGTAAGAATAGTACGGAGTAGTTTGAGTATTTTTCTCGCCGATTCTTACATTAAAGTTCGGTCCTCGTAATGAATTTGCGGTAGAAGAAACCTCAGCTTGAATTTGAATGTCAACATTATAGCTAACAGATTCAGATATGTCGTCGTATATCCAGAGCTGTGTCTTCACATCGTAATCAAACGGAAGAGGTTCATAAAGCTTAATCAATAAGTACGTGCCAGAATCATCTGTGACAGTCGTAGCGTTTATCGCGATTAGCTGATCATTATTACCAAAGTTAAGATAAAAGTCTGGGTAATAATTCTTTAGACTTATATAAGCTTGGTACTGATTGAATCCGTTTATAATATCATTACCTGATATCGTTTGTGAACTTAGTTTTAATTCCGTTCTTGATGGAGATATCTCCTTTATCCAAAATCTCCTTAGATCAGATGAACTAAATAAATTTTTATGAAATTCGTATTGTACAGTAAAAGATCCTCTATCGAATCCCAAAGCTTTAGCGTCTGCCTCAGGATCTATCAGTATCTTATCAAACTTTCCAGTAGTTGGATCTATGATTTGATAGGGAGTATAACCTCTGTAATCGTACTGCGAAGTTAAAAGATTTCCATTTACGTCATAAACAAACAACTCTACTCTATCGTTTGAATCACCAAAAGACATGTTTATGTAATTCGATGAAACTAAATTCTCGTCTCTTGGAGTGTAACTTTGTAGAGTTTTGCCCTGTCCAGAATATATTACGTTAACTATTTCCACGTTATATTAAGTTGTTTATAGTTGTGAAAGTCTGATTCAAATCCAATAATTGTTGCCTCAAAGCATTAATCTCTTCTATCAATGCCTGCTTTTCTATATCTATCACCGATCCACCAATGTACTGTTGACTTTGTTGAACAAGGTATGTGTGTGAATTTACGTCTCCGTCTACTGGTATATCGTAAAACAATTGATCGTAGTAATCAAAGAATTGAGATACTGTTATTCCCGTATCTGGAACGTTTACAGCAGGCGTTACTAGTTCGCTAAAACTATTGTCTATCGCGCTTTCGTATTCACGAGTGTTATATATTTTCTTTACTAGAGATACTTGATTTGACATTATCTAGTTATTTTAAAGATACAATCATTGTCTACATCTATAGTTTCTCCTGTTGGTAGAGTAGTTTTAACTAAGAGCTTGTAATATCTTTCTGGTTCTAATCCATTTAAGTAAAGACTAGCAAAACTTCCGTTCTGATCGTAGCTTACTTTTGTGTAGGTGGTATCGAAGTCTACAACCATGTCTGTAGTCTTAAGATCTTGTAACGCCCAATAAGTAGTTTGAGGAAGTCTTTTATTTACAGTATAAAAAGAAGACGTGATAAATACCCTAGCTGGATATTTGTCTCTAGCGTTTATTCTAAACTTAACTTTCTCTGTTTGTATTTTATACACGCCTTGATTGTTTCCTATAGTCACTACAAAATCTGAATCAGATATTTCTGAAAGACTTCCTGTATACGAGCTATCGTCCCATTTCATTTCTAAAGTAGGAGGATATATAGTGTGAGTATCTACACTAAAGAAGCTAAGTCCAATATAATTTGCTGAGCTACTCTCTATAAGATTAGGAAACTTAACAATAAATCCGTTGTTATTAGACCCGCTAAACCAAGAATCGATTAATCTAGTCACATCAGCGTTTACGTCTTTCGAAGAGTTATTATCAAAAGATTGAGATCCATAGTATGATCCTGTCCAAGATCCTCCTCCAGGAGTCATGAAATATTGATCTGATACAGACGCCCAAGAAGACGCACTAGTGTAATAGGAAGAAGTACTGTACCAACAAACACCGTTTCTGGTCTCAGGACTATCTCCAAATTGACCAGTTCCCATATCCCAAGATTGCGAAACTTGCCTAATCTCTAAACTGTATGAGGTGCTTAAATTTTCAGCATTCGCTAGATATAATTTTAATCCTGCTTTCCAAGATCCAGTAGCAAAAGATTTTATTTTAGTTAAATCAGAGTCGCTAAATTTTATAAGAGACCTTCTTATATCATCATATACAGCAGTACTAGAGATTCCCGCGACTAAAGAGTTTGCAGGATTGTCATTGTTTTTTACCGCCACTTCTAATATCTCGTCAAGTCCAGTGTTTTGAGCTGGATATTTTGAGTATAAAGTTGCGTCTGAGGAAGGGAATATTTTGTATACTGCCATTTTCTTTTTTATTACATTGTTATTACTCGACCTTGAATATCTGAATTAGGATATTTAACTTCAAATACACTTGGATCTAAAGATGGATATATAACGTTGTTTAAAGTTGCTCCTGGTATGTCATAACTATAATCAGAATATCCATTAGCCACTCCGTACTTGTTTAAGATTTCTACCTTTTTAACAGTTTGAACTCCTGTAACTTGATCAAGTAAAGTATACACGTCTGATAGTTGTAAATGTTCATTGATTTGCCAATTATCTACATTAAAGTAATCTTGTAATTGAATCAAGCATCTGAGATGACGTCTTGACTTGTATAATTTGGTCTTACGGTTATATCGAAATTACAACCAATGTTGATTATGTATGCTGTCTTTATGTCTACAGCATCTGTCATCATTCTATATTCAGAGATATAAGTTTGTAAATTCTGAATAAGCGCTGATGAAGGTGAAGCTAGATTTCCGTTATTGTTAAGACCTAAAACATACATGCTAACCAAGATCTGATCCTTTTGACTTGGATCGTTTTGATTGTAATTAGTAAATGTTCCATCATCTTTTGTAATAAAAGCTTTAGCTATCTTTCCAAATTTAGCAGGCATACTTAAAGCTCTAGCTAAGTAATCTTCTTGTGTAACAGCTCTTAATTGACTTGAAAACTCTAGTGAGATATTCTGCCTTAGTTCTTCTACGGTATCTCCATCACCACCACCAGAAGCTGGATTAGGGTTGTTAGTTACCACAGTGCTCGTATCTCCAGATCCAGCACTTATCGAAGTCGGAATGGTTAATTGATTAGAAAGAACGTTATACTCCGCTCCGCCTCCTGCTAAATAAGTTATTGTTAGTGTTGTATTTTGTGGAGCAAGACCGTAAGTCTGTGTAGTCACAAAGTTAGTTGGATCAAAAGCTGTATTAAGTAAGGTCAATCCTGTAGTAAGACCTACGCCTACACTGTTAGGATCTGGGATAACTGCAGAATCTGCAACTGAATTTATTCCAGGTCCAAACTCAAGAACCAATGAGTTATCAGTTTTAAATCTGGTAGTAAACCTTCTAGGTACTGTTACCTTTTGTAACATGTACGGAACTTGATTAGCGTATTGATATAATGAAGGATAATTAGCTGCAGTATTTTCAACTGGATTGAGTATGTAATCTTGTGCTAAGTAAGGAACTTCGTACCAAACATTATTGCTAGAGTCTACTACTTTAAGAACAGATATGATATTGCTGTCTTGTATATTAATAGTAGAATATCTCTGTGCATTTCCAAAAGTAGAAGTGGTAGTCTTAACTTGACCAGATAAAGCTTGAGTCGCTTTTTTTAGAAGATAGCTAGTAGGATTTCCAGATCCGTCTATAGTGTACACGCTAACGTCGGTTGGATCCATTGAAGAAGACATTGTAAAATCTACTTTGTTAGGAACATAAAAAGAAACGTTGTTTGTTATGTTCGACTTTACTTGCATTCCTGGTTGGATCGTAATAGCCGATGACCAGTCTGGGTAAGTATTTGGAGTGCTACCTAAAGCGTTAACTCTCATGTAAACATCAAGATCTACTATAGCTGCAGATACGACCTTTGGTCTGTATCCCATCATGTAAGCCATAGTGTATAGATTATTCTTTTGCTTAGCGTATTGTAAGAAAGTTTCTTGAAGCTGATTGTCAAGATAGAAAGAAAGCACATCTCCCACGTAAGAAGCCATTTCAATGAACATGCTTCCTGGAGAGGCTTGACTAAAATCGTTGTATACCGTTGGATAGTACGACTTAGCGTACTCAATCAGTTCGTTTTTAAACGTCGAAAAGTCTTTGTTTAGGTATTTTACATCTATATTATTGGGCATCTTAGACGTTTTGTATCTTTAATAGTATTGAATCGGTTTCTTTAGAAGTCTTTATCGTATAACTGAATTGTATGTTTATAGAGTTATATCCAGGTTGACCTATAACTTCTAATCTCTGTATCTGAACTACAGGAAACATACTCTCTATTTGCGTTTGTATGGATTGCTTTATATCATCAAGAGTACTTTCTGTAATGCTTTCAAACAATCTGGATCTTAGTCCCATTCCAAAATTAGGATTCATAGGTCTTTCTCCAAGATCGGTAAGCATGTAATTAAGTATGTTGTACTTCAATTGCTCCTTAGTTGTGTACACTGTTGTAAACACGCTTGGAGACATAAAAGGTAACTTAACACCAACTCCAGTTGATGGCTTGAGATCTAAAGGCGATATTTTTTTTAATCCGTATGCCATTTATTAAATTCCCATTTTATCCATCATGGCAGAATAGTCAGGAACTACATTTATTTGAACCGCATCTATGTTTGAACTAGGTTTTGCTGTAGCTAACATATCACTCACTCCGCCTGTTGCAACTTCTCTTGGTTGAAATGCCATGGCTGGATGCATTCCTGCGCCGACATCAGATGTTGAAAAGTGCATTGAGCTATCTTCGTTAATCATATCTTTAGCGGTTTCGTTAAGTATAGAAGCTAAAGGATTGCTTGATTGTTTAAATTTAATGTCTTCAAATCTTACCATAGGTGATGAATTTAAGGTCATCGGAGGTTGATTTGATTTTTTTGGTTGTGTCGTAACTAATTTTGTTGATTCGCTAAGAATCTTAGGAAGCTCAGTTCTTAAGGCTCGGGTAATCTCTTCCCTTATTATTTGCCTTATGATTTCGTTCGCGCTTTTCTTTTCCATATCTTTTATAAATATTATTTTTATTTATTTTCCAGCCTTTCTATCCTTAGATCTAGCTGTTTTATTTTTGCTTTGTATATTGTTTTTTCTGTGGTGGACTTTGAAATAGCCATTTTTTGTTGAAGATCAGCTTTTTGGCTTTTAAGATCATCCAATTGAGTAGAATCCTCAGTGTCCGTTTGTCCTGGTAAATTAGATTTGAGCTTATCAGAATTTTGTTTCATCATCTTTCTCATTCTCTCTCTAAGCTTCTTTCCTCCTTGTAACTTATTTACAAACGCATTAATTCCAACACCATCGTTTTCGTTCTCGTTATTTCCAGCATCAAGACCATTATCAAAATCAGTATTTTCTACTATATTCAAAGATATGGTATTATCAGTTAAGAACTTAAGAGACTCTTCTATAGTATTTAATTCTTCAAGAGTGAACGAAGACAAATTTTCTGATTTTATTAATCCAAGAGTTGCTAACTGTTGTTTTACTTCGTTAACTATGATTCTATCTTCTGAAGCAAATGTGGGTTGAGACCTAGCAACAATTGTACCATTTACTTCTTGAGCTATTCCATAACGCCTTCTTAAGTTTATAGCGTCGTCTACAACTTCCTCTGTTACTATTTGAATAGTATATTTTCCAAAAGTATTATTACTTTCAGTGTTTTTATTTTTATAATTGTCTACAAAACTTTCAAATCCATTTGCGGTACTCAATAGATTATCTCTTTGAGTCTCCATGTCACTCACAAGTTGATTATCTACATTAGTACAAGCTTTTAGATTTTCTAACATTGAATTAATT